CGGTGGCGGTCCCCCTGGAGGGCCACCGGCTGGTATACCGGACATGACTGCACGTGACTTGGCGGTCTTCTCTATCATGAGTCTCATGAGCTCACCGTAGTAGAACTGTGCGAGATCTCCACGTCCCCTGTTCTCAAGGGATGCCAGCAATGACCACAGTCCTGCTTCCGGCAGTGCCTTTTCCGCAACCTGTTCCTTGATCACATCATCGAGCTGGTCTGCATCCTGCAAACCTAGGATCATATCTCTTATGAATATATCCGGCAGTAGCGGTGTCGGGCCTTCCCTTGCTATCTGCGCCATGGTCATCTTGGACATATCGTCCTGTGGCAGCTGGCTCATTATGGAGACTTCGGGATCTCCACCTTTCTTAACTATATCGGGGCTTATCTCGTCCGAGAAATACATCCTGTCACGATCACGCCCGGACACTTCCATGGCCTTGAACTTGCCGCTGCCATACTGGTAACTGATTATATTAAATATAGACCTGTAGGCTCTCTCCATGGTCTGGATACGAGGAGACAGCACTGTCTCTATGCCCTGTCTCAGGGTATTTATCGCATACCCGGAGAGCTGGAACTGGAGTTCACCGTAGATCGAGTAGGGCAGACCTCCGCGCTGTATCTCGCTGGAGACCAGTCCCATGAAAGCACCTGACTCCTTTGCCATCTCCAGCATACCGAGGGGCTCGACCTGTTCACCCTGTGCCAGTGATATCTCTGATCCTTCCTGGTAAGGGTCTTCTTCGAGGGTCTTGGTGCCATCCCTGGAGATAACCTTCAGTCCCTGCTTACGGGATCTTGCGGTCAGCTCCATCATGGTGGACATCATGAAGTTATTATTTTCGAAATTATCCCTGTTGTGCTTGAACACGGACTCGCCGAAGTTAGCTATGGCATCCGTACCCACATCATCTGACTGCACGAGCGGTGCGGAGCCTACCATGCCGATAAAGCAGGGTACGCCGTCATGTCCGTGCTTTGTCTTCTTCTTGAGCATCCTGTCCTGCATCACGACATAGTTATCTTCCTTGTCGTAGAAGTCATACACGAAAATGCTCTCTTCGTCGTCATCGCCTAGATCATTGGATCGAATGTTGTACTGCGAACGTATCTCTGACGGTGATTTACGTATCCTGTAGCATGCCCATTCGAGGCCGTCCGGCCCTTCTCCCCAGAAAGTATTCAGGGGGTCCCATGGGGTAATATCCACCCTGGTTTCCTCGTCCCCGGTCTTTATCAGCAGTGCCCTGCCCGCATACCAGCCACGCAGGGTTATATACCATGCAAGCTGGTCTCTTATCGGGGGCAGCAGTCTCATGCAAAGGTTTTCATCAGCTGCCCTGATGATGCCTGTCAGGAACCGTTCCTTCTGGTTATCGGCATCTCTCTGGTCGCGTTCATTGCCGCTGAAGGGTATCCTGACTACCATCTCGGCCCCTGTGAGCCAGCTGACTATCTTGTCAGCCATGACCTGGGGTTCGTTGGACGTGTAGGACTGGTATCCGTCTCCTGCGTCATAGGGCTCCAGCCTGTAGAGCTTATGATCCTGCTCCATGCGATCACGGAGGGGATAGGTAGAAGTATAATGCGAATCTACCATGTCTATGATGTCGGTGACCTTGCGTCTTGCCACTGCTACCACCTTTTGACAGGGATACGGTCCCGTCCGAGGACGTAACCATAACCATAATTGTCAATAATGCCATATATCAAGGCTTTTACGCCGTGATTATTCTTATCTTCGGGAGTATTCCCCACAATATTACCATCCCGGTCAGTTTTCCACCGATATGCCCTTGTTTGTCCATCGAAAGGGTTCGGTGAGGCACCAAACTCGGACAAAACGCCCGAACATTTCGGATTTATCAGTATTTTTGACTCTCTTGAGATCGGATCGGGCTTCAAAAAGCTTTTCAGGCGTTCGGTGCCATCGTTAATGGCTACTTTCTGCGAGTTCATATAGAGCCCGGTCTCTTCCATCCATATTTCTGCGGGAGCTGCCATGGCCTGGTGCTGGTAACCTGCCACGTCTATGACGCCGTACTGAACATCCTGCCACCACGGCCTTGAACGGCAGATATCTATGATCTCGCCGGTGACCAGTCCTTTTTCGTAGACTTCATCAATTACGTGCACGACATCGTCATGTATCTGCACGATCATAACGGCATAGGCACCGGCATAACCGGGGTCCATCCAGATATGTACCGGGTCTCCTACCGACCATTTCACATCTGCGATATGCAGGTTGGGCCTGAACTCTCCGAACACGAGTCCTTCCGGTGGCGAGGGTACTCCCTCGATACGTTCCATGAAGAAATCGTCACTTGAGTCACGTTTGAGCCGTTGTATCTCAGGATCTTCCAGGCCACCGGGATACAGGTGGGTATTCGTATAGCTTGGAAGGGAGAAACTTTCTTCCTCGTCGGTAGGGATTGTCCACGCTGTGTGCATTTGCGGGTACCATCCCAGGCTACCTTCGAACGTACCTGACAGGAACATCCACCCTCGTTTAGGGGCGCATCTCCCTCTCATCCTGTAGAAGGTCTGTATGTCCAGCTGGGACGCTTCGCACCCGATTATGCCGTCCGGGGCTCTCATGGCGAGTGTCCTCGGATCTTTTGCGCTCTTGGTCTCTATCCGGGTGCCGTCCGCAAGCACTAACCTGCCGGGATCTACTCTTTTGGAGGCTTCGCTGAGTACTCCCAGGGACGAGAAATCCTCCACGAGGTATTCAAACTCGGCCCTCGTGCGTTCGTAGTCAGCCGCTACGAGCCAGTAGAGTCCCTTGTCATTGATTTCAAGTAGCCTTGCAAGCAGGTACTTGGACGCGACGAGTGATTTACCCGCCTGTTCGCCCCCTGCCACGAGGATAAACCTCTTCCGTGAGTTAATAATTGGCAGCTGGGCGTCTGTCGGGGCGAAATCTACCTTCTCATAGATATATTCGAGTACATCAGGTGCCGTCTGAACCATTCAACGAACCAAATTTACCCTGTATTATGTCGTTTGCCTGTTCAACCGGGGATTTTTCCTCTACCGGTTCCCTGCTTTTCTCTGTCGGGTCAGGACCATTCCTCGATTCACGCATGGCTTTCCTAAACTCTGAAAGTACATCCTTCGCATCACTGGATACCTGGGAAACACCCTTGTATTTCTGGGGCATCGCTCCGTTCATCTTAAATATCAGTAACGTCGGGTTAGCCTTGTAATCAAGATTCCTGTGCATCTCGGATATGAGATCATTCAAAATCTCTTCGAGACTGTCATTATATATCTCACGAGCCTCGTTCATACCCTCAAGAAACAGTATATCGTTCTTACGCCAGTTCATCACTGTTTCCCTGGTTACCCCGGACATCCCACATGCCTTCGCTATAACCCCTGAAGCAGCATACGCCTTCAAAAACAGGGTCTGCTTTCGAATAGTATCCTTCGAAGGATTACCTGCACTAACTTCCCTGGGTCTTGCCATCAGCTATCCACTTTCTCGGAGTTCGCTATTTCTGACATACCAGCTGCCACTACATCTGCCGCATTGGTAATCGCCAGTCCAAGACCCTCGATTGCTCCCATACTCGTGCCCGCATTATTATTACCCAATCGTTCCAGGTTATGGGCTATCCCGTGAATAGCCCCGACAAGACAATCACTATCATGATCCTCATCCCTTTCAACGCCACAGTCACAATGCATACTGTCCATATTCCCCCCCTCTCGTAATGAATATAACCTCTAGTACATGTATAATGCAACCAGTACCCGACCCTGGTAGGGAATCGACCTTCCCTCCTCCACAGGGTCCAGTACTCTTCTCCTCTCTGTGGGAGCCGGGGACGAATCGCCCTGCAAAACGCTTCCAACCCCCGGCTCCCTAATCTCCCCTCCCCCCTGAACAAAGCGTCATAAGCGTCACTCCAGATAGGAAATAAGTGACGGATATGACACTTAGTAACGACTACTTACCGGGTTGCGATCTAAGCGAAGTTAGCGAAGAAAGCCCCCTACCTCCCCTCGCGCGCGTAAGATGTAACATCTTATATCCCTCTCCCATGTAACGTGTAACATAAGATTTTTACGTAGTATAAGACGTAGTATAAAATCTTCTTACATTACACTCTTTATATAAAACTCTTAAAACGTTACATGTAACAACCCACCAATCTAAAACCTTTTTTGTCCCTCATGGGAATTTATAGAACCTGTTTTTTAGACAGAACCCATAAATTCCAGGATGGGATACTAAACATGCTTCATATCCACATAGTATCCACATACCATCCACAGGTAACCCTTTTATAAAAAAAGTTCTGTCAGGGGTACCCTCCACACAACACACACATTCTCAAGACATACCCCCCCTACAACATATTCACACACACAACACCACAACCAATAACACACACAACAACACACACTTACAACATCATTACCTATCTATCTACCAACCTATCAACCAATCTATCAACCAATCTACCAATCAATTGCGTAACTCCTCCGACAGGTACTACTCTCCACAAAAATTGCGTAACTCTCTCGCTGTTGACGTGCTAATAGCTACGGTCTAGCTACGAATTCCGATGCTAGCTACAACCTAGCTACGAAACAGCTATGGCTTAGCTACGATTTGTTTTGATTGATACATATGTATCAATCAAGCCTGGAACAAAAATATTGACGGTATTTTGGTCGATTCTGGACGTTGAAGTGAACATACTAATCACCACTCTCCGCACCAATACAATGCTCCAATTTGCTTGTAGCTGAAACAGATACACAACAAACTCTTGACAGTGCCTATATTGTCGATATATGCTTGTACAGATTGTAAATTTATAGATAGGGGTTAGCTACAAAACACAAACCAAAACAGACCCTTTCAAGGGGATAATTAAATATTGAATGTAGTACGTATCTGGTATCTGTCGAATAGCACGTGGTGATTATCACGTGCTAAAAAACAGAA